GTTGGAATAGCTTCAGTGCATGGGAAACTTAATTTGTGTTACAATGTGAGTTGCATCTATGTGGACTTGGCCAGAGAGATAGCCATAGTCCGTGTTTGGGATGCAGAGAGGCCTAAGGCCAAAATACAGGGTGTGCGCGACATTACTGACTTGATCGTCTCCTTTGATGAACTGGAGACGGCACATCATGCATTCATGCTCCTACCACATGCTGACTTGGCTGCTGTGGAATTCAAATGCTACTTCCACAGGGTCCGCACTTCTGAGTTCCACATTGATGCTCTTAAAGCATATCATTTAAATGTGGGGTATCTGGCTCTCTATTCATCCACCGTGCCAACTGTTGCCGGAGATTGTGGAGCCCCCATATTTGTGGAGATTGGAGGCAAGGTTGCCTTTGCTGGTGTTCACACCGCATTCTCACTTTGGGAGGGAGCAACCATATTTTCTTGTGTGACCACAGAGCTACTCCGCCATTGTTTCCACAAATCAACTGAGACTCAAGCAAATAAAGATCTACCCATGCTAATTACATCTAGGAAGTATGATGGATTTGAGATCCCCATAGATGTGGATGGAGACATGGATTACAAATTGATTCTCCCTGGGGCATTTGGCCGGTTAGTTGAAAAACGACCTGCCTACCAGTTCAACGTCACCAATAGAGCTAGGAACATTGGTAGAGTTGACAATCAGATGCCATTGGATACAAAGTTCTCTCGTTTGAGGATTAATTGTAAAGAGTTGGAGGAAGTCTTCGGGCTACTAAAACAACCCACTCTCCCCCTGGCAGAAATCACTTACAAGTATTCTGATAAGCTTCCCCCAGATGCAAAGGGTATTATTAGTGCTGTAAATCTCAAACTGTCAAAATTGTCTGAAACAACTACTCTTGAACCCCAGGTCATAACTGAATATCAGTTCATTATGGCTGAACTTGGCAGGTATTACCGAGCCAAATATGGTGTCTCTAGGGTTCAGCCCCTGTCAGTTAAGGAGGCATTCAATGGTGTCACCCCTGCTAGTGCCATGGACTTGGACACATCACTTGGTGCTCATTGTCACCTCCTCTTTCCAGGCTTCACTAAGAAGTCTCAGGTCATCGAAGATGATGGGACCGGGACCTTGAATTGGAATAACACCGAATGTGCCCACTTTTACAGACAGTTTGTGGATGACCAATGGGAGGCTGCTGGAGAAAATGTTGCTCTGCTCCTCCCTGGCACTGCTTCAGCAAAATCTGAACTCCTTGAGCTTGACAAACCTTGGAAGAAAAGAATAGTCATAGTTGAGGACCTTGCAGCTGTCATTAACCAAAAGAGACTGCTATTTGCAGTGCAGGAGATTCTCTGCCAGGACGGCCCTCATTCTGCCTTCCTGCTGAAGACTTACCCTCAGATAGACTGGCACGTCGTGGCTACTCATCTCAAGGACCACCCAAAGATGATGTCCATGGATTTCAAGGATTTTGACCACACTGTGCCTGGACCATTCCTGGCTGCAGTTGCCCATTTTGTGATAGCGCTGTATGGGCTCTCCCCTGAGACAGAACCAAAATTAATAAACAGAATCAAAACAATCTTTCATTCCATAGCCTACAGGACACTGCTTGTTGGAGAGGATTTGATCCTCAAGTCTGATGGCATGAACTCTGGTATGTTTGGAACTTCTTTAATAGATTCCATTATAGTGCTGGGTCTTTTAGTCTATGCCTATAAGAAGATTATGGACGTCCCATTACATGAGATCCTGGATTGTTTCATGGATGATGTTGTCACAAAACATGGTGGAGATGATAATGTAATATCTGTAGATGAGCAGGTTGCTAAGAAGTTAACCTTCAAGGCCATACAGGGACTCATCAAGAGGGACTGTGGAATGACTATCACTTCCAGTGACAAAGACTCTGATGACCAACAATATGGCAACATCAAGACAGTTTCGTTCCTGTCCAGGTCTTTTGTGGATCTGGATGGAGTGTGGTTCCCAAAACTGAAGGAAGCTTCTCTCTCCGGCCAGATATGTTATTCAAATTCTGAAAATCCTCAGGAGATTCTCAGCCAGCTCTATGCTGCTCGGGGAGATGTCCTCTCCTATGGGAAAGACAAATTCGAGCAGTTTGAGAGAGCTGTTCGCAAGTATGCCCTTGAGAACCAGTTGGAGTACTCTCCTGCAGTTTATGACACTTATGTCAGGAATGCTCGGAGTGCCGTCCTTCGGATAGCTCCTCCTGAGCGTGAGGCTATAATTGAATCAGTTCCTATGACTTCAGTTATACCCAGAGAGAGATTTGTTATTACATTACCAGACCTTCCTCAAGTTGATACAAAAGACATAAAAGCTAAACAAAGCATTGTAGACCAGAAATTGATACAAACAATGGCACAGAAGACAATGTTGGCCACTCTTAGAAAAGTGGCCCATGAATCTGCCTGTTATGAAGACTATATCAAGAGCCCAATTGTGCAGAAAATTGTACAAAATCCATCAGACTTCATGTGGCTCGCCTACACCACTCCAGTGACCAAGGAGGAATTTAAGTGCCCCAATGTCAATGATATGTACTGGTGGTCAGCCCTGGCAAACCCAGCGCCTGTTGTGGATGCCCAGATCACAGATTCATTGCGGATCTGTATGGCAGTTCCAAAGGATGACATACCTGTTGGCATAAAGAGGCATCAGTTCCTCCGCCGCAGAACCATCCTGACTTGTCTCTTCATGCTCATTGAACCGGATTGCTTTGAAGGTGACACGGTTGACTGTGCAAATCCCTGGCAGACTATCCTTGACTACTCACAACAACTGCCACAGGTGAGTGAAGTGCAGGGTCTTGGAGACCCAGTTGCAGTGCCTGCTGCAAAGAATGTGCCTTTACCCGTCACCGACAGTGCGGATACTGTTCCCCGCCCCGTGATGATTCCCAAGATGGGTCTCACTTCGGCATTGACAGCAAACATTGGCTACTTCAAGGATTTGGTGTCTTTCATGTACCAGCCCTACTTCATAAAGACCCTGAACATCTCTACCAGTACATCTGCCAACACACTTATTGGGTCCTTTGATTTCAATCCTTGGGATTCCACTGTTGTTGGCCCTCAGGTTGCCAAATATGCCCAGATCCATAAATATTTTGTGGGGCAGTTGGAACTAAAATTCACCTTGGCTACTACTGGAATGGCTTTTGGCACAATCACTGCGATTTATGTGCCTGGCCCAATGGTCCCTGATGGAATTCCCAACTTCCAGGCTCTACAGATCTATGGCTGGGAGGACATGAACGTTGGACAGGCAGGGTCATTCTCCATATTGATGCAGGCTGCTTCTGAGGAAAGATTCACCATCAGCAAGGAGGCCATCCTGAATGGCACAATTTATGGCAGGCTTTATCTGTTTGCCAGGACTCCCATCCAGAACTCTTTTGCTCAAGCCATCACACTC